ACTGCAGAACCCATGTCTTTGACCTGTGGTTGTGTAGGTATGTCCTGAACTTCCTCAGGTGTGTAGACGCCCAGCACAACGCCTGGGAAGACCGTCCTGATACCTTCCGATACAACCCTTGCTCGCATCATGGCGCGTGGATATGCTTTCCAGTTGTCTTTGTCAGCCAACTTTGCTGACCTCGCCATCTCGATGGTCCAGGTGATCTTTGCCGATCCACCGGATGGATGACTAAAAGTGGCAGTCACCTCTTCGTTGGTGAGCACGTTCCACTCGACCTTGCCCCCCTGCTGCTGAAACCGCGCCATCATGGTTTCTGCTTTGAGGGTTGGCCGACCTTGGATGATGTGGTAGTCACGCGCTGCTAACGCGGGGTGATAGCCTTCAGCCTGGGCGATCAGCATCAGAGCAGTTGCCTGCTCGACAGTCTTCATACCAAACAACTGAGATTTGACAACAGCAACAGCCATTGTCTGGATATCATTAACGGTGATTAACTGGCTCATGTTCTATTCCTTCACACATAAGATTGGCATATTCAGAAGCTGAATCCTTGATCATCTGCTTGCTCTGATGATGGTAGGGATTCTCTCGTTTGATGATAAATGCGGCCATTGCAAGTGCTCTGTACAAGTGCCACACATCATCGTCGTTGACTTCTTCATTCATTTGATAAGGAACCTTCTAGATCCGGGAACCTCCCGGACGAACTGATCGTACATTTTAGGATACGCTTCTTGGAATGCTTTAGGGTCAAACTTCCTAGACCCCTTAGCTGACTTCCAGGTAGCCAGAACACTACCATCAACAGCCGTTAGAACGTCCCTGTCGCGCATGAAACGCATCACTGCTAACTTGTGCTGCTCCTCGGCGTCCTCGATGCTCTTACGCTGTTCTGTGAGGCTGGAGAGCCTAGCTAGGATAGATTCAAGTTCAGCATTGGCAGTTGCTACAGATGACTCAGACTGTGGGAAGAGCAACCTAGCCTGCTCGATAGTCTCAGGTTCAGGTTCTGTCTTGCTGGCAACATATCCCCACCATTTAGCGCACCACTTAACGTGGTCCAGCATCATGTCAGGGGTGACATCTACCGGAATAACCTGTAACTCCTGGCCTCCCAGCAGCACTGCCAAGTAGACCTTGCTGATCCCGTGAACTGTAGCCTCGTGGATACACTGCACTCTGTCGGCATCAGGCATGATCCCAGACTCATCAAACTTCTTGCGCTGACTGCCGTTGTAGTTCTTGGCTTCAACCAGGAAAGAACCATCAGCAGCAATGAAGTCAAAGTGAGAACGTAACCAAGATTCTCTAGGATGGGTCAGAGCATAGTCAGCATCCTTAAGCTCAACCTGCAATCGTTCCTGCACGAGCCTGCCGATCACTGGCTGCATGACGTGACCCATCTTGACGTTCTCCTTCTCGGAGATGTCTTCAGGAATGATCTTGCCCTGCTTGACGAGGATAGCCTCTGCTGCTCGACCATTAGCAGCCATCCTGGAGTCACCGGACCACCAAGCAGAGTTGCGGATCTCGGGGCTGAAGTCACTCATCGTTGTGTCCCTCTGTTGGTTCGAAGAAAGCAGCAGGCATCCCGCACTTGCCATCTAAGAAGGTGCGTTGGTTGAATGCGTAGGTATAGAGCTTTGCACCAGAGACTGGGTGCAGGGTAAAGAACGCACCACACTTTGCTAGTGCGTAGTCATCGTCACCAGGACGAGGCATGAGATGTTTGCAGTGTATGCAGAGTTTCATAAGATCACCTATAGATAAGATACGAGAGAGACTGAACTAGATCATATATAAAACAGGTTGTCAACTGTGCACGTTAACGGTGGTTAGCGGTGCTTATCGGTGGTTAACGGTGACTGTTCGTTCCTGTCAGATAGTTTGGACAAAAGAACCTCCAAGGTGGTATGCCCTACCAACCCCACCCGCAGGGTCACTCATCTATACAGATGGTTCCTGCCAGTGCTCGCTTGACGCCAGATTCATTCACACTAGACCTGAGACCACCCAGGAGGGCTAGTGCTTGTGCAGTCGCTCTGGAACGCTGCGAGGCTTGCAGGGGGTGGTACTCCCTAGCCTATGTTCTCTTCCCTGCGGCCCATCTAGGCCCACTTCTGACGCGAGGAGTGCGGTCCTGGTCTG